TTAATGTCCCTGATTGGTCCGCATCCATGATGGCTCAGCGTGCAGGGCTCTGACACAAACATTGTACCATATACTGTCTTAAAGGGTTAGTCCAAAGTTCGTTATTGATAAGAATCCATATATACCAATGCTTTTCAGCACTCATTGACAGCACCCGCTTTAAATCACTATCATGAGTCAGGAGGTGATATCAGTGGGTATCAATGGTGGCCGCTCCCGGAAGGGAGAGGAAGAGACGGGGTACATCCGTCTCCAGATCACCGTGCCGCCGTCCATCAATGAGCGTCTGGAGAAGTACCGGGAAGCGGAAGACAGGCCGCGCTCTTGGGTGATCCAGAAAGCATTGGACGAATGGCTCAGGAAGAAGGGCTACTGATTTGCTACGGACATTTATGTCCTTGGCATGGGGCAGTAGCCCCTTTTCTAATGCATTCTTTCCTGTACCGTTCCCGCTCGATGGGAGCAATAACCAACCGATTAATTAACAACCCCACAGCAATTCCTATGACACACCACATGTATCATCACCTCAGAAAGTTGTGTATTGATACTTATCAATAGGGTTATTTATATCAGTAATCAAATGCTTATTGTTCTATCCTCGCCAGTTCCACCGACTCGAATTGTTTTAACTATATCGTTGTCATAGTCAACAAGCACAAGGTCAATTAACGGAACATCGCTGTTATGGCTATTTGAGCCTGTAATCATATACGGAATACCTCCAAGCGTACCCGTACTATCTTCGTGCGTGTGACCTGCTACCCAAAAGTCCACATGACCAGAGCAAGCTGAAAAATTGTAGGTCACTCCATTAAGGGTAACTGATGTATGACCATTGTATGCTTGTACAAGCGTTCCGAAGTTGCTGGCGTTTGTTTGAATACTTCCTTGATTTACAATAATATGCAAGAAAATAATTGCGTGTTCAGCGTCATCTTCTAGAAGTTTATTTGCCAACCAATCCACTTGCTCCCAATCATAAGCAAGCATCGACGAATGTTCTATGCCCGTATCCAACACATAGCACTTGCTGTTTGAGCCATCAAAGGAGTAGTATGCTTTTTTCGTGTCGGTATCTCGAAACAGAATCGACGCAAGCGTAGCATCAGTTAATCTTCCCGTATAGTTCTCGCTTTCCGAATCAAGTTTGCCTTGATAATTGGTATCGTGATTACCCATTACCAACTTACAATCATCCAACATATTTCTGAATATACCTTTTAGAAGCCCAAGCCTATAACACGCTTCATCCATTGTCGTTGCAGTGTTCAGTGCATCACCACCGCACGCAAGGAATGAACATGGTGTAGCTCTATATACCGCTTGAACACGCTTGAAATAATTTTGCATCCTTGTGGTATTTCGTGTGGCATCACCGAACCCCATAACGTGTGGGTCAGTAAAAAACGCAAATGACTCTACCTTTGTTGTTCCCTTGAACAATGCTCCATATGCCGTTGTAGGTGTATCAAAATCATAAGTGCCACTAAACGGCTCACCGTTAAAGATGCTTTGTGGCAATAAATATTGACCGAAATTATTAAACGGAATCGCATAATCGAAAAGCCTGCCGCCGACCTTTTGATAATATCTCCATGCAAGAACCACCTGCGAATCTGTCAGGTTTCCGACATTCGTTCTCATTACGAATTTATTAGTGGAAATGTCAAAGCACAATGCGCCCTCGCTTGGTAATGTAATTACAAGTGAGCCGTCCGTAATCGAAGCGTATGTGTTCCCAACTTGTGTGACTATATCGGTGAAGTTTATCTGCTTCTTGCTTTGATCGAAACAAATGTATACAAACGATGATTCTCCACCTATCTCAAAACCATTGGTTTTCCAAACGAGAGTATCACCACTTGGTAAAAGGACATCAACTTTTGATTTTGACTTTAGCTTTTCAATTTCTGTATTTGCAAAAATATCAACGGCAGAATAATTAATGCTGTTGTATTCGAGTAAATTCTCGCCCTCACTTATCATGAGTTCACTTATCAGCATTGGATAGTCACCGTCTGCCATCGTTGAACTTCCTGCTATACATTCGAATGCAAAATCTTCCTCGGCTGAAACTGTAAATGTGGCTCTTACATAACCTTCTTTCACTCCAGTTTCGATATTAGTATCTCCACCTCGCTCGGTTGTCATCCTTGCGACTTTATAGGCTGGTGTTCTTCCTACGCATAAAACAATTTGATTGCTTGTAGGAGAAGGTGCAGTAAGCGTTATCTTGGCGCTTATCGTGTACGTTCCAATTGGTAGCGTTCTGGACTTGTCTACAAGATAGAATGAGCCAAGCGAAATATAACGAACGCAGGATATTGTTCCATCACCATTGACAGTGTACCCTGTTTTTGACGCTCCTTCCGAATTGGTTATAGAGTATATTGCATACTTTTTATATAGGTTGTAGTTTTCAGATATATCGTTAAAGATGCGCTGATTGTCTGCGTTTATATCATCAAAATCATAAACCGATGGCTGAATCGCCTTCCTTATGAAACAGCGTTCCTTCTGTGTAGCGACTTCTTCAGACGTAATAGTCGCATTACTACTTGATTTGCGAATCACTATCCGAACATATCCGACCTTTGTAGAGCTGACTTTGTTCGGAACAGTAAATATGTTTCCATCCGTCCATGATGAATCGGACAAATACTCTTGTTTGTCCGAAAAGCAGTAAACAATCAGGCAATTGCTATTACCTGACACAACAATTCTATCTCCACCACTTACCCTTACGAATGGTGAGCGAATGCGCATTGTGCTTGTTGACTCCGCTCCGCTTGATGGCAAAAGTGTGCCAATTACCCAAGTTAAATCGGCAAGGCTATATGTATTGTTTAGTACGCTCTTTAAATCAGTAACGTCCTTCTCGGAAGCAGCACCGATATTCGTCCTGGCAGTCTGTTTTTGCGTGGCATTCAAGGTCTGAGCACTGTCGTACTGGACTCCACCAGCATCGCCCTTCTCACCTTTAGCGCCATCATAAATAGTCACCGGATCATGTACTCCGTCCACATCGGTGACTGTAATCACAGCGCCATCTTCCATGCGCCTGATGTTCACTTTGGGACTGACAGCGTTTATGATCTGAGCCTCATCAGCGGAGAACCGCACGTCCTTGGTAGACTCCACGCTCAGCGTGATCTGCTCCACCAGATTCTGATTAGTTGCCATACTCAATTACCTCTTCATAGAGTACTTCCTTGACCGCAATCGACTTGCGCTCTGTAGCATATGCCTTGTTGTTCGATCGGATGAAACGCACCTGAATTTCGGCCCGACCCACGGCAAAAGCCAGTGTCTCTTCCTGGCTCAGTGTCAAAGTTACGATAGTATTGCCATCAGCTGTTGCTGTCAGAGCCAGATCTGATCCGGTTTTTGTGAGTTCTTTATTACCCTGTTCAAACGTCACAAAGACCGTGGCATCGGTAACGAGATTGTACCCTTTCACAGTCAGGTAAAAGGTAGGAGTTGTTCCGCGTATCACTTACCCGCACCTCCTTAAACGCAAATTTCGTCGATCGCTGCGCTGGTGATCGGAGAGCCAATATCTGAGATCTGCCGCTGCAGGTTCGCAGCCACATCTCCATCCAGCTCAGTTTTAATCGTGGAAAACCAGTTATCGAAATCCTCTTTGCTGGCCTCCATCCAATCGTCAGCCGCCTGGGACATGGCATCCAGTTCAGCATGTGCCTGATCCAGAAAAGTGGCAAAGAGCTCTGAGAAGTCAGGGGTCTGTACTGCCGTCATGACATAGCCGCAGATGGAGCTGTTTGGCCGAGTATCCGTGATATCGCCCTGGGTGATCTGCACCGCGCCAGCCTTCACGCGGATCTGAGCCACGACCAACTGCCAGATGCCATTCCTTCGCACCGGAGCAGTAGGCGTGGGATTCAGGGATGTATTACCGGTGACGATCTTGGCATCAATGGATCGAGTACTGTCGTTGCGCTCGATCACCACGGTGTCGATACGGTCGTATGTGGCATGCGCATTCTGCAGTGTCAAAGCCACAGGACTCATGAACACCCGGACCTTGCCATCCAGATTGGCGTATCCCGTGCCCATGGAAACCGCCATGCCTCCTGCAATCTGTACCCTGCAATCCCCTGCAAACACGCCAGGCGTGAAGAACTTTTTCAGCAGGTACTCCCAGGAATCCGCGTCATATACGCGGTCCCCATCAATGGAGTTGTAAAAGAGGCTGTAATACTGATCCGATGCCGCCATTTAATCATCCTCCCACTTTATCGTCTCAGGAAGCGGAACGCCGAAAGTGGGTGATACTTTCATCGTCCCGCGCTCATAGATTTCCTGTATTTCAGTAATGCGAAGATCTGTCTGGATTCCCCAGGCTCTTTTCCGCACTGTCACAATGTCGCCCAGGTCGTAATTCCGCTTATAGACAAAGTTTCCGTCCGGATCCGCTTCACTCTCAACGGTCGTGGACAGTTGATAATACTGTTCCTGCCGCTCATGGCCTCGCTGGAGCAGCCGAGCCTGATAATTTGCCAGTATCTCGTCATCGCCCTGGATCAGATCACGGGCATCGACGAACAGCTCCCTCCGATCCAGGCCGGTGGCATCGCCATAGCTCACATAAATCCGCTCATCCGACTGGCCTGTGCCGCCGATATATACCACATTCTTCATGACCTGCTCGTTCTCGCGGTATGTCATGCTCTGCAGATTGTCGTAATCCTCGGAAAAGATAACTCTGGGATTCACGTACTGGCCAAAGGATCTGTCTACACCTTTGTATGTTTCAAAAACCAGCTGCTTGGCATTGAAATCCGGACGCACCCTGAAACCGATGCCAGAGCTTCTGGAAAGCTTGCTCATGTACTCAAGCAGATTTTTATAGGTTGCCTGGAATGTGACAGTCTCCGGAAATCCCTGCAGATCTCCAAGCACCAGCCTTGGAATGGCTACCGCAAGGTCTGTGATCAACCGGCGCATGGCCACTTCAGTTTTCCCGGAAAATGAAAAGGTAGGCCGAATCAGGCGCCGATCCAGATATGAACTGATGAAACGCCCATTGACTTCAATCTGATTGCGGTAGACATTTTGCTCCACAGTGCGATCCTCAACCACTGCACACTCATTGCAGCCGCGCATATAGATCAGGTTTCCGCGCTCTGTGAGCTTCAAATTTTCCTGCGTAATTGGGCAGAAAAGCCGGATCTTCCCCGGCTCGAAGTATTTTCGCGTCCACGTGAAAGAGGACTGATTCTCCATCAGTCCTATAAAATCCATGTCTCTGGTATAAAAGCGAATCTCCATCCATCACACCCCCAGGTACTGATACCGGAAGGAAATAGAAACAGTAAGATACGCTTCCCCAGAAGCGGCAGAATATCCGAAGGTATTCGTGCCATGCATCAGCTGCAGGAATTCCGAGTCCTCGGAAAGATATTCATTGATCTCCGTTTTCACGCCTGCACGGATCAGGTAGACATGCTTGTTATTGGTATGCGTGGTAATGACCACCTGATCACCGGCAATCAGTGTCAGCGGATTTGCTTCCGTTCCAACGGAAATGGAGTTTCCCTGCTCCACATGATAGATTGTGGGAGAAGTTGCAGGCCCGGCCACGTCAACCGTGATTGTTACGCCGATAAAGTCAGCTGCTTCCTCGTTCTCAATGGCTTTCAGTTTTTCAGCTGTGCGGTAGCCAAACTCAAAGCCCTGGACAGGCGGTTCAAACGGGAATTCAAAAGCCTTTACCCAGCCAGCCATCTGAACAGTGATATCGTCAATATCTGTAAAATACGGATCAGGGCACAGCAGGCTGACCGTGGCCCTCCTGCTGTGCTTGACTGAATCAATGGAAATGCTTTCCACGCGATACTGGATAGTCCGGTGAATGGTTCCATCCATATACTCAAAGGTTCCCGGAGCCCTGGCCTTGAAAAGGTTATAAAGCAGGGCCCGGTTCGCCTGATGATCACCATCGCAGTGATCCCTGAGCGTAAGCACGATATTGCGCATGGCCATAATGGATCCCTGATAGGTCGCGCCATCCGTCATCGTGTTGTCGCTGATCGTAACGTTGTTTTTCGCCTCGTATACGCCTTCACAGTTTTCCAGGAGCCATGGCGCAAACTCATTCGTAAAAACACACTGCACGCCATCTTCATTGGTGCAGACGATTCTTCTGGCCATCTTTACGCTCCTCTCATCGCCAGCACCATGTTCTGGGTGGCAATCTTTGTCTGCCGGGCAATCTCACTGGGTGTAAGCGCCTGCGGGCTGTTGAACGTGAAATTCTGTGTGAAACCGTTGTTGCCGGCCTGCGCACCCTGGATCCCGCTGGCCAGTCTGGCCATGGTCCCGGTAAGGCTGCCCCGTACCCGGCTGCCGGTTAATCCGCCGGTAAGCTCTTCCATCGTATCTTCCAGGATTCCGGCATTCTGCTGGATGCCGACCGCAATACCAGCAGGAATCCAGCGGCCTACTTCCTTGGCCATGACCTTGGAAGGAGATTGGATTCCCAGCTGCTGCTTGGCTGCTTGCAGTGCTTTTTGCGCAGCGGCTTTTGCCGCTTCTGCAATAACACTGGAATTATCAGTGATACCGTTGGCAATGCCTCGATCGATGTTGTAGCCTACCGTAGACCAGCCGGCATCGTTGAACTTATTTTTGATCCCGGAAATGATGCTGTCCGCGTGGCCGGTAACATTCGAGACTCCAGAGGCAAAGCCCTGGGAGATACCATTCACCGCCGCGCTGCCAGCCCCGTTGAAGTCCCCGGCATTGATTCCGTCGATGATCCCACCTGAGACCAGCTTACCGGATGCGGACCAGTCAACCGATGAAAAGGCTGTCTGGATCGCCTTGGTAACATTGCTGACAGCCGTGGCAACACCGGAAGCATTCCCGGAAATACCCGATGCCACGCCATCAACCACCGTTTTACCGGAGGCTGTCCAGTCCACAGAAGAGAACGCGGTCTGGATCGCCTTGGTAATGGTGCTGATCGCTGTGGCAACACCGGAAGCGGCGTTACTGATGCCGTCACGGACACCGGTAACAATCTTGGTGCCGGATGCCGGCCAGTCAGGCGTTGTGAAAGCCGTCTGCACAGCTTTGATAATGGAATCGATTGCCTTCGCAATCTCGGAAGCTCCGGTTCCGATGCCAGAGCCAATCCCGGACGTAAACGTTACGCCGATCGCGCTGCCCTTGTCCGATCCCAGACCATCCTTTACAGCCTTTTCAATGGCTTCTGCACATTTCTTGGCTGCAGTTTCCGCAGTGCCCTGCGAGCTGTTTAATTCTTCGATCACACCGGCCATGATGCCGGTAGCCTGTGCCTTCTTGCCTCCGCCAAACTGCTCGGATACCCAGTTCCATGCGCCGGTGGCCGCAGAAGACAGGCCCTCCCATGCACCGCTGGCCAGCTGCTTGACAATCTCCCATGCCCCGGACAGAGCGCCCTGGATCTTTGCGCCGATCTCATCCCAGTGGATATTGGAGATGGCATTATACGCATTCGTAAATGCATTGGAGATAAAGTCTCCTGCTTCGCCCAGGGCACCAGATACCTTGGTTTTGATGTCGGTACCGATCTGACCCCAATTAATTCTATCGATCAAGCCCTTGCCGGCTTTAAAGATCGTTTCCAGGAAAGCACCCGTGACACCGATCGCGTTTTTGACCTTATCCTTGATCGTTGTGCCCACACTGCTCCATGACAAGCTGTTTATCAGGCCCTTACCTTTATTGAAAATGTCCCTCAGGAAAGCGCCTGTGGCACCGATCGCGTTGGAAACAGCGTCTTTGATTTTCGAGCCGGTCTCGCCCCAGTTGATACCCTGAATCGCGCCCTTGCCTTTGGTAAATAGGCCCTTCAGCCATCTGCCTCCGGCATCAATTGCCGATTTCACGCCATTCAGGATGGCGGTACCGATCTCATTCCAGTTTATGTTGCTGAGAGCGCTCTTGGCTTTATCAAACAGGCCGCGCAGCCAGTT